TGATATATTATAGTAGACGCGTACCTTCGTTTGAATTATTAGGGGAATTTTTTACAATTCCCCTAGAAGTGCGGCTACTGACTCGCATCAGTTTTCACTGGGCGAACCGTTTTTCTTGTCGGGTACATTTCCGAAATCTTCCGGTTTTACTTCGGTTTCTTTACGTGCCTTTCTTGCCATTTCCATTTTGTTCATTGCGTCTAGCGCTATATCCCATCTGTCTGTACGAATGTTGTACTCTGGTAGTACACCGTCTTTCTTTTCTGTAAATATGATTGGTGCTCCATCTGTTATTGGTTCGTTGTTATTTACAATTCTTCGTACTTTTTCTTCGATTTGTTCTCCTTCGAAGCATTCTACGCTTTTCATGCGCCCGGTGTATCCCGGTATAATTGTATTTTTATACATAATGTTATAGATTTGGAATTTGTTTTGCACTGATTAAACGTCTTACTTTAATGTCAAATTTTGTCTGTACCCAAAAGTTCATAGCATCTAAGTTTGTATCTGCAAAAATGTAGTTGAATTTTACCGGGTCTATGTACGTTGTTAAGTCGGCTATTTTGGTTTCATTTGTTCCTGCGTCTGGACTTAGTTCATAGTTTCTATTTAGAACCATGAATGCCTCATTATCGTTTATAGCAAAGTTTCCGAATGTCCGGTTGATGTTTGTCATGTAGTTGATCCATGCTACCGTTTTACCTGCTGCCGTTTGTAATCTATTATTATTTTTCATATAGGTATTATCCCACCAAGCTCTTTGCCAGTTAAGCGAATCTTGGTATCCGATTCCGTCTAGTGCTGGTTTGTGAATATCGTCTAGTGTTTGAAATTCATTGAAGAACTCATTTCCTTGTGAGTAATCGATTCGTGGTGTTATTGAACCTATACCCATAATAAGGCATGGCTCTGTTACTTTGATTTTTATGTGTCCACCTTTTTGTTTTCCTGTGTCGTATCCTCTACCTGCTAGTGTTCCTAGTGGTTGCTCTCCGCTTGCACTGTTGCTTATTACTTCTTGGAATACAATTTCGGTTGACATACCACCCTCGAACATAGGTGTTTCGCATCGTTCCATGTAGTTGCCTCCGGTGAATACAGTTTCTAGCCAATCTCTATATGTTCCACCGCTTACGGCAATTCTATTTAGCATGTTGTAGACTTTTTGCGCCAGGTTTAAAGCGTCCATAGTTAACTTGCCGTCAGTAACGTCTACTGCTGATATTTCGTTTATGCCTGATACACCGTCTATCCATTCTGTATTTACCCAATTTTGTAAAAGGTCGCTATTGTATGTTTTTAGACATAGTCCGAATTGTGAACTGGTTGTATTTAGTTTTCCGCTTGGTAGCCTTTTGACGAATGATTGGTATAGAGGTAAACTATATCCCGGATAATCTGCCGTGATTATTGCTGTTGTATTTCCTTTTTCACCGTATATTAAATCACGCATGAAGTCTATATCTTCTAGCGGATATTCTTGTAATTTTACCCGATTGTTTGGCGTGATTGACATTAATATTCCTACCGTTGTTGTTGGTATTTTTATAGTCCATTTTCCGGTGCTTTTATTCCATGTCCCAAAATCAGTTGGTTTACCTGTCTTAGTTGTTTCGCTTGCTGCATCAAACCATGTTATATTTAGTTCGCTGGCTTCGTATGTATTTATAGGTGCAATTATTACTGTATCGTTGTTTGCTATTCCTATATTTATTTTGTCCGGTGTAGTTGATGTGTATTTCTGTCCTGTTGTTTGTATTACTACTATTCCTTCTATTGCTTGGGTTGCTCCAATTACATAGAAGTTTTCTTCTTGTGTATTGGCGTAAAAGTTTTTGAATATGTCATAATATCCAAGTAGTGGTATAGCCATTTTTTGAATTGTTACGTCCTCACCTGTTGTCGTTGCGTTTATTCCGTACCCTTTGATTCCTAGATATGCTAGTAGGCAACTTGGATTTACTTGCGTCCATTGGTTGTCAGGTGTTGGTGTGTCATAATTTTTGTTTATGTTTACCTCTATTTGTGGTAATTTGATGTCTGACATATTTAGACCGATTTTTGTTCGGTTGTTATGTAGCCAACTGTTATAAAGTCTGATAGGTACACTGAATATGTGATTTTCGTGTTTGAAACTTCCGAATAGTGGACCTACTGTTGGATGTGTTAGTACATGGCTTTCGATATCAATGTCTATTGTATCACCTTTTTGCGCCAGTAGTACAAGGTTTGGAACTAGTGTTCCTGCGCTCTGAGTGTTTCTAAATATTGTACTCAAGTCGTGACTACTCATGTTATAGGTATGTAGGTCGACTGACATTTTATTGTTGTCGCCTATGGTATTTTTACCAATGTTTTTTTTGATACTCATAGTTATTCCTCCGTTTTACATTGTTCAACTATTTCTGGATATTCTTTTGTCCGTTTTTCTGCCTCTTTGAGTGCGTCTGGATTTTCTTTTGCCCATTTGTCTGCCTCTTTGAGTGCGTAGAATAGTGCGCTTACTAAATTCCAATCTGTTTTGTTAATACGCATTTCTGCGGCTTTTCTTGATTTGAATTTTTCTTTGGTTGCTAGGTGATTGCCAATTGTAATGATGAATTCGTCACTTTCTGGTAGTGGTCTTACTACGAACGCGTCTTTTAAATTTGCCATAATTTAATTGTTTTTAGGATTAATATTTATTTTCGTTGAATCTATTGAGTTGGTAGATGTTTGTTCGGTTTTTTGCGAAGCGTTGTTATTATTCTTGGCTACGCTTAAACTCATCGTACAGCTTTGCACGCAAAGTGTTGTAATTATCGCAATTATTGCGGTCGAAATAGCTCGGGTAATTTCTATCCATTGGTTTCCGGTAATTTTCATGTTTAAAATAATTTAAGTTGTAAAATCTGACGTAGCAGAAGAAACAAAAGAAGCCATGATTAGAAAAGCAGGGCTAGAAAACTTTAATCTAATGCAAGCAGGTATAGAATCAATTACAAGGCAAAAACTCAACAGCGAGCAAATAAATTACCTTAGAGGGCAATTAGCAATCGGATGGGCTAACGTGGCAATAGGCGAAAAATCAGTATCAAATGAAGCCGATAGAATCGCAAACGAATTAATGATAGGTATGAGAGACCTAGACCGAAAAGACCGTGAATTAATCAAAGATTGGATATACGAGGGCATACACGCAGGAAAAGAAATATCAGGAGAAATTCTCAACTGGGTAATGCGAGGAGCACCAAAAACAATTACAGAAGTCACAAGCCGGCTAGAAGAAATGTTCGACGCCGAAGGTAACGAAACAGGTTCAAAAACGGTAAAACAAACTATCACGAAAGGAGCAAAATAATATGTGCTTATATCCGAAACTCATAAGAAATAAAAAATATTTGCCAACAAAGAAAAATAACTATAATCCACCAAAAATGGCAGACCCTAGAACGGCATATATAACCGCGGCATGCGGAAAATGCTTGGAGTGTCGGAAGCAAAAGCAAAGAGAATGGTTAGTAAGAATGAGCGAGGAATTAAGAACAGAACCTAACGCCTACTTCATGACGCTAACCATCTCTGACGAAAACTACGAAATATTAAAAAATATATGCAAATCAGAAGACGAGAACACAATAGCAACAAAAGCTATACGCCTCATGTTAGAGCGTATCCGAAAAAAAACAGGGAAATCTATAAAACATTGGTTTATCACAGAACTAGGACACGAAAAGACGGAAAGATTACATTTGCACGGGATAGTATGGGGAATAGGTACAGACCAATTAATAAGAGAAAAATGGAACTACGGAATAACTTATACCGGAAACTTTGTAAACGAGAAAACCATAAATTACATTACTAAATATATGACAAAAATAGACGAAGAGCATCCGAACTTCGTTGGAAAGGTATTATGTTCAAGAGGGATAGGAGCAGGATACACAAAGAGACCAGACGCAGCAAAACACAAATATAAGAAAGGAGAAACGATAGAAACTTACAGGCTACGAAACGGAGCAAAAATCAATCTGCCAATATATTACAGAAACAAACTATTTACAGAAAAAGAAA